CATCAACGGCGACATGGAGTTTGCGGAGTCCACGGAGGCCGCGGGCAAGACGACGCTTCGGTACGAGAACGTGGACGTGGCCGCGAGCGACGGGACGCACATCGCGGTCGTGACCTTGGTGCCGTGATGACGTGGGCTTCGCAGCAGGATCGCATGGTGTGTGACGTGCGTGACGAGTTCGCGCACTCGACCGCCATCGCGTACACCTGCGCGGGGCACGCGGCGGACTCGATCTCGGCCATCTTCAACGAGGCGCACGAGGTCCAGGAGATGCGCGATGGCGTGGCCGTGAACACGACTCGCCCGACCCTGTTCGTCCGCATCGCCGACCTGTCGGCCGTCCCGGTCGCGGGTGATGCCTGCGTGATCGATTCGGTGTCCTACGACGTGACCGACGTTCAGCCGGACGGTTCCGGCATGGCGGCGTGCTTCCTAGCGAGGGCCTGATGGGGACCCCGACCGCGACGACCCTCCGCACGACGATCGCCGGGCTCCTGGAGTCCGCCGGGATCGTCGCGGCCGGCCGCGTGTTCGACACCCGCACGACCCCGATCCCCGACGGCCAGTTGCCCGCCATCGCGGTCTACGTCGTCTCGAGCGCGGTGGACGACGGCCTGCGTTCGCGCACGTCGCAGTCCTACCGCGTGACGCACACCGTCGCGATCCAGGGCATCCTCGGCGCCAAGACGGACGCCGACCTCGGCGCCGACCTCGACACGATGGAGGCCGCGATCCTTTCGGCGGTCCTGTCCGACGTGTCGTGGTTCGCGGACTACGAGGACGTCCACTGGACCGGCACCGAGAAGGGCAAGACGAGCGAGGGCGACGAGCGCCGGGGTTCCGCGACCGTGACGATAGACGTCCGTTCGCACGAAACCATCGCGCAGTCCGGCCTTGGGTCGTTCACGACGGCGCACCTCGACACGGCGCTCGGCGACAACGACCCCGACAAGACCCCGCAGACCGGATGGGAGGCCGACGTCACATGACCGTGAAGCGCATCCGTCCCGTCGGCCACGCGACCGTCCCGTACCCGACGCCGCCATACGCGATGATCCCGTTTGACGGCTGCCTTGTCGAGTGGCCCGGCCCATCGTCGTACTGGGTGCGGCGGCTGCGCGAGGGCGCGATCAGGATCGTCCCGGACGTGCAGGACGCTCCGCCCAAGGACAAGGATAAGGGCAAGGACAAGGCCCCGGCCGTGAAGTCGGACGAGAAGGAGTAGGCAGATGGGGATCTCATTCGGTTTCAGCGTCCCGACCGAGCCCGGCGTCTACGTCGAGGTTGACGGCAGCGTCGCGTCGTCGTCCGGGATCACGAAGTCCAAGGTGCTCGTGCTCGGTCTCCTGAACCACGCGCAGGCCGCGAACAAGGACCTGCTGAAGTTCATCCCCTCGGTCGCGTCCGCCCGCACCTACTACGGCGTCGGGTCGATGATCGCGCGCGAGGTCGAGATCCTGAAGGCCGCCTATCCGATGGCTGAGGTCTGGGCGGTCGGGCAGGACGAGGATGTGGCCGGCCAGGTCGCGACGGGCAAGTTCACGATCGTCGGAACCGCCACACAGTCGGGCACGCTCTACTGCTACATCGCGGGACAGCTCGTGAAGTGCGCCGTGGTCGCGACCGAGACACAGAACGCGATCGCAACGAACCTCGGCGCGGCGATCAACCTCGTGACGGACCTCCCTGTGACCGCGGCCGTCCTGACCAACGAGGTCACAGTCACGTCGCGGCACAAGTCCACGCTCGCGAACAAGATCGACCTGCGGATGAACTACCTCGGCGCGCAGGGCGGCGAGGTGCTTCCGACCGGCGTCACAGTCACAGTCACGACCATGACCGGCGGCCTGACCGAGCCGGACCTGGACAATTCGATCCTGGCGATGCTCGAGAACGAGTTCGACACGATCGTCAACCCCTACGTCATCGCCGCGCAGCTCACGGACCTGAAGACCGAGATCGGTTCGCGGTGGGGCGCGACGCGGATGGTGTACGGGCACATTTGCGGCTCGCACGTGGACACCTACCTCAACCTGATCACGTTCGGCGGCTCGACCGCGCAGAACGACCCGCACAACACGATCCTGCCGTTCTACGACAGCCCGACCCCGCCCTGGGAGGTCGCCGCCGCGCTCGCCGCCATCACCGCCGAGAAGGAGATGGACGCGGACGATGCCGCCCTCGCACAGGGGCTCACGGGCCACCTGATCTACGGGATGAAGCCGCCCGCGACCGGCTCCGACTTCACGATCGCCGAGCGGAACGTGCTCCTGACCTACGGCCTGGCGACGTTCACGGTCAGCGGCGGGTCGTGCTACCTGTCGCGGGCCCGGACGACCTACCGTACGGACTCGGGCGGCGGCGCGGACTACGCCTACTACGACCAGCGGACCTGCGCGATCCTGATGCGGATCCTGCGCGCCGACCGGATCGCCTTCGCCCGCGCGTTCCAGGGCGCGGTCCTGGTGGACGACGCGAGTCGGGTCGGCGCCGGCGTCAAGGTCTGCTCGCCCGCCATCGCGAAGGGGTGGTTCGCGGCCCGGTACGCCGAGTACGAGCGCGACGGCCTCGTGACGGACGCGGACGGGTTCATCGAGGACCTGGTCGTCGAGGTCAACGGCAGCGACCCGACGCGCCTGGACATCCTGTACCCGCCGCAGATCAGCGGGTGGCTGGCCGTGACCGCGATCAAGGCGCAGTTCCGGCTGAAGTAGCCGGTCGAGAGGTGTGAGATGGCAACCGTCCCCGTTGGTGGAATCAAGCGGTTCACGGTCGAAGGCAACGCCCTGGACGTGGCGGACGACCCGGACTTCAGCGTCACCACGTTCAAGAACGAGACGGTGCCGGTGATCGCGGGAACGCCCGGGACGAAGGTCGTGATGGCGATCCCGTACATCGAGATCACCGTCTCGACGCGCGGCATCCGGGTCGCGGACTACGTGGGGCAGCGGGGCGTGACCGCGCAGATCGACCTCCAGAACGGCCGGTCCTACGTGTGGCCGTCCGCGGCCGAGGTCGGCGACGGCAAGGTGGCCGCGAGCGACGGCAAGCTGACGCTCCGGTACGAGTCGGCGGACGCGAAGGAGCTGTAGCCCGGTCCCGTTCCTCCCCCTCCTTCGTCCCGCTTACAGAGGTGGCATCGTGGAAAGCAAGGTCGATCTGAAGCACCCGATCGACGTGATGGGCCAGCCGCGGTCGGAGTTGCGGTTTCGCCACGAGCTCCGCATGGGCGACCTGGCAGCCGTGCAGCGGTACGCGCGCAGGCACGGGTTGACCTCGGACGTCGGTGAACTGCTCGGCGACGGCGACTACGGCGCGATCCTGGCCCTCGTGGAGTCCCTGTGCCAACTCCCGGCCGGGACGTGCGACCAGATCCACCCGGACGACCTCGCGGCGGTCCTGGAGGCGGCCGGCCCTTTCTTGGCGGCTTCCCCTGCGACTGGCGGGAAGCCCTCGGCGCCCTCGCCCTGACCGTGGGGTGGGGTCCGGCTGAGTTGTTGTCCCTGACCCCGGAGGACCTGGCATTCTGGTCCGGGGCCATTGACGCGGGCGCGAAGGCGATCAAGGCGTCCCGCGGGAAGTCGTGATGGCGACGAACCTCCCGATCAAGGTCACGGTCTCAGCGGTTGACGAGGCCACGGCCAAGGTCGCGAACACGCTCCGGGGCATCACCGCGTCCGCAAAGCTCGCCACGGACACGATCGGCAAGCTCGGCTCGGCCGTGTTCAAGGTCGGGAAGTGGGCTGCGGTCGGGCTCGGGGCCGCGGCGGTCGGCGCCGGCAAGGTCATCCACGACTTCGTGGAGTCCGCGGGCGAATTGGAGGACTTCCGCAAGCAGGTCGGACTGACCGCCGAGGCCGTGCAGGAGTGGCGGTACGCGGCAAAGCAGAGCGGCGTTGACAGCGAATCGCTCGACAAGGCGTTCAAGGTCTTCAACAAGAACCTCGGCCTCGCGAGGGCGAACACCGGACCGTTGAACGCGGGCCTCGCGAAGTTGAACCCGACCCTGCTCCGTCAGGTCAAGGCCGCGAAGTCCACGGACGAAGCCCTCAAGATCATGATGTCCGGCCTCGCGGGGACGAAGACCGAGGCCGGCCGCGCCGCCCTGGCCATGACCGTGTTCGGCAAGTCGGGCGTTGACCTGACGCGCATGGTCGCGGACGGCATCCCCGCCCTCGTCGCGCTCCACAAGGAAGCCCGCGAGAACGGCCTGATCAGCAGCGAGTCGGCGACCGCCGCGGAGGAGTTCGGCGACAGCATGGACCGCCTGAAGGCGACCGTGCAGGGGTTCGTCTACGGCATCGGCGCCCAACTCGTCCCGGTCCTGAAGCCCCTGGTCGAGAAGATGCGTGCGTGGCTGATCGCGAACCGGGAGGTCGCTGCCCAGGATATCGGCGACGCGATCCGCGCCATCGTGGACGCCGCCCGCGACCTGTGGAACTGGCTCGACCGCAACCGCGACACGATCCGCGAGTTCGCGTCCACGAGCTTCAAGGCGCTCAAGTCCGCCGTCCTGTTCCTGCGAGACAACTGGGAGGGCATCCTTACGACCGTCAAGATCCTCGCGGGCGTCTGGGTCGCGGGAAAGTTCGTGACCGGCATCAACGGGGCGCTGAAGGTCGCGAACGCGCTAGCCAAGGCATTCGGCCTCTCGGTCATCCCCTCGCAGGCACTCGCCAAGGCGTTCGCGAACCTGATCCCGACCCTGGTGACGATTGCGCCCTACCTCGCCCCCATCGTCGTCGCGACGGCCGCGGTCATCGCCGCCGCGGAATACCTCGATCGCCGTGATCGCCGTCAGCGCCGCGAGCAGGACGAGAAGATGCGCGCGCTGCTCGGCAAGGAGGACAAGGCTAACGTCTTCCGAGCCCCGGAGGCGATGAAGAGCTGGCAGGAACGGGAAGCGGATATTCGCAACCTGACCATCATCCGCATACCGACGGGGCCGGCCGCACGTCAGCAGTCCGTCGTACCGTCATCGGAGTTGCCGATTCCCGCGATGCCGATCATGGCCGATCTGCAATCCCTCGCGCCGGAACCCGCTCCCGTCCAGGTTGGCGGCGAGGTCAAGATCCGGTTCGACAACGCGCCCGCCGGGATGGTCGTAGAAACCGTGAAGGCTGACAACCCCCGCGTGCCCCTGCGCGCGAACGTAGGCAGGTCCAAGATGGCGACGGGTGCGCTGTGAAGACGACCGACCTCCAGCCTGGATCGTTCCGTGGCGTGGCGTTCGCGTGCCGCGTGATCGGC